GGCCGTGGCTGCGACTCTGTCGGAGTATTCCGCGATCATTCGCGAGAAGGCCGACAAGGAGATGGAGCAGGCGCAGGTGTTTGGCACCGCCTTCCACAAGGCTATGGAGGGCGAAGTTCCGATTGGGATGGAGCTACTCGTGGAGGCGACGAACAAGTCGCTGGACACCCTGAAGATTGGTGGCCTCAAGGTGGAGGAGCAGGAGGTGGCCGTCACCAATCTGTTTCTCGGCTACGCTGGCACCACGGACTACGCCTTCTCTGAGGGCGGGCTCCCGGGCATCCTCGACTTCAAAACCTGCAAGACCGAGAAGGACGAGCCAATTGCCTTCAAGCGGTCCCACTGCGCTCAGATTGCGGCCTACATTATGGCCAAGTATCGGACCAACTGCACGGAGCTGCCCGAGGACGAGACGGTGGGCATCAACATCTACGTCAGCAAGACCGAGCCGGGGCGGATTGACGTAGTGCGCTACGACCAGAAGCAGCTTCACGAATCGTGGGAGTGGTTCAAGGCGTGCCTCACCCTGTGGCGCCTGCGTCGCGGCTACGATCCAAGGGAGGTGGCGTCGTGAGCGTAGTGCTTCCCCATTCCGAGGAGGGCGAACGCATCGTCCTCTCCTGCATCCTTCTCGATGGTCCTGCTTCGTTGGCCAAGGCCATCGACGGCAAGATTGAGGAGGAGTGCTTCCACCTGCCGCAGCACCGCCGCCTCTGGCGGGCCATCCAATGGCAGCACAAGAACTCCCAGCCGCTGGAGCTTCACGCTCTAGTGGAGGAGCTGAAGAAGGTGAACAAGCTGCACGAAGTGGGCGGCTTGGCTGGGCTGGTGGAGATGACTCAGGCTGCGTGCACCACGGCTCAGTTGTCCCATTGGATTGACGTTGTGCGTCAGCACTACGTGATGCGTGAGCTTTACGCCACCTGCACTCGGATGGCCGAGAAGACGCTCGCCCATAGCGGCAGCGTCGAGGGCTTCGTGATGGAGGTGAACAACCTCATCACCAAGCACCACGAAGGGCAGAAGCAGGAGACGCTGGCTGATGCTGCCGACTCCGCCATCCAATTGGTGGAACGGGTGCAGGCTGGCACCTACACGGACAAGGACATTGGGATGAGCTTCCCTTGGCCCGACTGGGACCGTCGCTTCGGCTTAGGCAAGCCGGGAGAACTCATCATCATCTCGGCCCGTCCCGGGATGGGAAAGAGCTCTTGCTGCCGTCAGATTGCCCAGCATTGGGCACGGGATGGCAAGGTGCTCCTGTTCTCCCGCGAGATGCCCACCAAGCAGATGGCCCCGCTGTTTGCTCAGACCGAGTGCGGCATCTCCTATCGGGACATCCTCTCTGGTAGGTTGTCCCACTCCTACCTTGAGACGTTCAAGCAGGAGCTGGCCAAGGTGCGCAATCTACAGGTGGCGGTGTATGACCAAGACCGCACCCTGTCGCACATCGTGACGCGGGCCAAGGCCTTTGCTCAGGTGAGCAAGCCCAAGGCAATCTGCGTGGACTACCTCCAGCGGTATGACGCGCAGCAGGAGCGCGGGGAAACCCGCGATATGGCCCTTGGCCGCTTCACGATGGCGATGAAGGACCTAGCCATCGAGCTGTCCGTCCCCGTCATCCTGCTTGCCCAGCTAGGGCGCAGCGTGGAGCGCGAGAACCGTGAGCCCCGCCTGTCCGACCTCCGCGAGAGTGGCAACTTGGAACAGGACGCCGACCGCGTAATCTTCCTCAATGCCCCCGACCATCGGCCTGACGGCACGATGCAAACCATCACCGACAACGACCTGCGTTTCATCTACGTGGATGCCATCCAAGCCAAGGGTCGCAGCGACGGCACGGGCCGTTGCGGGATGATGTTCGACCGACCCATCACCAAGCTCCTTCCCTACGCACCTGTATGAACACCTCACCCAACTTCTCTGAGGCCTCGTTAGACCTCATCCTTGGCGACCGCAACGAAGCCTACGGCAATCCCCGCGAAGACTTTGAGGGCATTGCTATGATGTGGTCTGGCCTCATCAACGCAAAGCTGCACCAAAGCATCACCGCCGAGGATGTGGCCCGTATGATGGTGGCCCTCAAGCTGCGCCGGGACAGCCACCGCCAGAAGGACGACAACCTCATCGACGCTCACGGCTACCTCCATTGCCTGAGTTGGATTCAGAAGGGGCTGCGCCCCGCGAGAGGGGATGAGGTATGAGCCTAGGATATGATGTGTCGGAGACGATGACCTCTATCCGCCACATCCTAGCCAAGCATACGAAGGGCTGGAAGTGGGATGAGATTCCTGATGTCGTCGTGAAGTCCAAGAAGGAGCCATCCCGCAACCAGATTGAGAAGCCCGAGCTTCTCTATCAGGTGAGCAAGGCGCTGGACGAGGGCATCCACCTGAAGGAGGCGTCCCATCGCTTCGACATCTCCTGCACTACGGCGTCTATGATTAAGCGCCGCCTTGAGCGTTACGAGGGTATGCCTCACGACCGTGACGGCATCCTCCTGTGGTACGTTGAGAGGAAGAATGCCAAAGCCAAAGCAAGAACTGACGCGAGCAGGTAGACAATGGACGGAGGCACGCTACTGGTCCTTCTTAAGAAGCGCTTTAAGGCGTGCCTTCGTTCGTTGGCCTCCAAACTACCAAGCCAGAAACGCAGGGCGCAGGACTTACGTCGGGCCAGTGAAGCAGCAGAAATGGGAGTACGAATGCGCCATCTGTCACCAGTGGTTCCAGCAGAAGCAAACACAGTTGGACCACGTAAACCCGTGTGGGCAGTTGAGAAGCACCTCAGACCTGCCGGGGTTCGTGGAGAGGTTGTTCTGCGAGAAAGACGGACTAAGGGTGCTGTGCAAGCCGTGCCACAAGGAAGTGACCAATGCAGCTAGACATCTTCGGCCAGAAGGAGGAGCCGAGCCGATCACCGAAGCCTTCCCCGAAGCTACCCCCGAAGGTTCACCACCTAAGCGCCCTGCAAAGCGCAGAAGAGTGGATGTTCCAAAAGGCTCGCCCGTACAGGGTGACCAAGTTCGGACCCAACAAGACGTTCATTGAGAATCTATGAAGACCACCGGCCTGTTCACCACCCATAAGGTAGTAATCAATCAGCCCTGCGACAGGCCGATCAAGATCATCCCCTTTGGGGATGTCCACCGTGACAGCGATATGCACTGTGGGACCAAGTGGCGGGAGTTTCTGGCCTACGCCAAGGGCCAGAAGGACGCCTACTTCCTAGGGATGGGGGACTACTTCGATGGGATGTCCACCTCGGAGCGGGAGGGGCTCAGTCGCAGCAGCCTGCATAACACCACGATCAAGAACATCGAGAAGCTCTACAGCGAGTGGATTGAGCGGATGAGTGGGGAGTTGGCTTTTATGAAGGGGCGGCTGATTGGGATGCTGGGCGGAAATCACTTCTTCTCTTTCAACAGCGGGATGAGCAGCGACACCATCCTCTGCCAGAACCTAGAGACCCGCTTCCTAGGCGTCTGCTCATTCATCCGCCTGAGCATCCAAACTCACAAGTCCAAGGATCGCAGCAGGGGAGGGTGCTTCGATATCTTCGCCCACCACGGGGCAGGGGGCGGGAGCACCCCGGGCGCTACGTTTAACACCATCGAGAAGATGCAGCAAACTGCGGATGCCGACCTCTATCTGATGGGCCACGACCACAAGAAAGGGTGCATTCCTTCGTTTCCTAGGCTTCGTCTGGTGGAGGGAGGGGGAAGCCTCACCATACGGGAAAGAACCCCTTGGCTGGGCCGCACGGGCAGTTTCCTGAAGGCCTACGAGGACGGAGAGGTGAGCTACAACGTGGACGCTGCCCGGTCGGCCTGTGCCCTTGGCTGGATTGAGTTCGACCTATGCCTGAAGCGGGTGCACAACAGTCACGGCGATCATCTGGAGGTATCCGTCCGTGGGACCTGCTGAGGACAAGGGCAGCCCCCTGTTCCGCCTTACAGGGGTGATGGAGACGGTCCTTACTGCGGACGGCAACGGTGGCTACGCCAAGTGGTATCCCGGAAAGAACTGCTTCGTGGTCACCAGCCAAGCCCCGCGCACGGACGGCGGGTACTACCTACGCTGCGAGGTGGTGGGAGGGCCTGAATGCGGCAGGCCCTTCCTCATCGACTGTGAATGGGATTGTCCCGAGGAGTGGGACAAGATGTGCAGCTTCGTCGGCTAAGCCTCACTTAGAGGTGAACCCGTTACGCATCTGGTAACGCACTTCTGGGGTGAGCACCCCATCCCGCTGGAGGCGCTCCACAAACTTGGCCGCAGCCTCCTTGCCACCCTGCTGAATGAGCGCCTGCGTGGCCTGCTCGATGGCCCGCGCACGCTCACCAGACTGAACGGGCAACTTGGCAAAGATGTCCGAGATGGGTGCCTTGCCCCGAAGGTCCTCGCGCAGGCCTGAGCGAAGCGCGTCGGCAAGCGCCCTGCGCCTCACCATATTGTTGCCAGCCATCTGGAGCATCTCGTCCTGCATCTTGGACATCCGCTTGGGATCGCCTTTGTATTTCTCCTTCAGACGATCAACGAGTTCGGAGTCGCTCTCCTCGATGCCACGGGGCATCTGCTCGGTGTAGCCAATGGCAGCGGCGGCAATGAGGCGACTGGGCACCCCTGCCTCTTCCATAATCGCAATG